TATGAAGAGTGTACGGCCTTAGAAACACCGCAAGAAATCCTAGTTGACTCAATCGGTCTAGGATCTGGGGTGGTCGATAGACTAACTGAACTCAATCTCCCTGCCCGTGGGGTAAATGTGTCAGAGTCTCCTGCCAGTAAAAAGAAATTTATTAATTTGCGAGCCGAACTTTGGTTTCAAATTAAAGAGTGGTTGGCTCAACGTAATTGCCGACTACCAAGCGATGATGAATTGATAGCTGAATTGGTTGCACCTAGCTATTCATATAATTCATCAGGTAAAATAAAAATAGAAAGTAAAGAACAAATGAAGAAACGTGGATTGAAGTCACCAGATAAAGCTGACGCTCTAGCGTTGACCATGGCAAGTTCTGCCGTAACTTTTTCGGGAAATTCGTCATTTATGGGGTATAATTTCAAAAGACCACTCAAATCAAAAATTTTTCGAGTAGGATAATTTTATGGAAGAATACAAAAATCAATCTGATAATGCAAGCTACGATGACTTAGAAAGCTGCATTAAAGCCGAATACGATGATGCCAAAGATTATATTGACCAAGTAGGCGAAGATAGAGCCGAAGCCACTGACTATTATCTTGGCCACGAACCAGAAGGTTCAAGCAATATGCAATCCGAGTTTGTCTCAACCGATGTTAGAGACACAATCTTATTTATGTTGCCTTCTGTCATGCGAACTTTCTTTGGTACTAAAAAATCTGTCGAGTTTGTCCCGACCAACCCAGAAGATGTGCCAATAGCCGAACAACAAACCAATTACATTAACTACATCATTCAACAAAAAAACAATGGGTTTAAAGTTTTCTATGATGCGTTCAAAGATGCTCTGATTAGAAAGACTGGTTATGTTAAAGCTTTTTGGGATGACAGTATGTCAGTCTCCAATCACGAATACACAGGCTTAGACAAACAATCCAGAGATGCTTTATTGCTTGATAAAGACGTTGAACTGGTTGAAGAAAAAGTTGAATCAGAAAAAATGATCGTCTTAGATGAGATGACTGGTGAAGAAGTCGAACAAGAGTTTCCAGTCCGTTACGATCTTAAAATTAGAAGAGTCAAAAAGAAAAACCAAGTGGTCATTGAATCAATACCACCTGAAGAAGTTTTGATAGCTAGAGATGCTAGAGATTTAGAATCAGCTAGTTATGTTGCTCACCGTATGATTAAGACAGTCGGTGAGTTGGTCGCTATGGGTTATGACCAAGAAGATATGGAACAGTATGCAGGGTCAGGCAATATGCTTGATGCTGATTCATACGATGAAGAAAATGCCAGAAATCCATACGCTAACAATGAGTTTGATAGCCCAGACCCAAAAAATAAAAACGTTTTATACGTTGAACATTATCTAAATTACGATTTAGATGGCGATGGCATAGATGAACGAATAAGGGTTTGTACTGCTGGAAATGGTGTTAATGTGGTACACGTCTCCCCGTGGGATGATCTACCTATTGTTCTCTTTTCTCCAGATCCCGAACCACACACCTCGATTGGTAGTTGTCCAGCAGATTATTTAATGCCTATTCAAAGAGCTAAATCTCAAATTATGAGAGACACACTCGATAGTCTAGGTCACGCCATCTTCCCACGCATGGGTATTGTCGAAGGGCAAGTCAATGTTGATGATGTCCTTAACACTGACATTGGCCAACCTATTAGAATGAGAGCTCCAGGGATGGTACAACCATTCGCTGTCCCTTTTGTTGGTAAAGAAGCTTTCCCAGTTTTAGGTTATCTTGATGAATCAAAAGAAAACCGTAGTGGTGTTTCTAAAGCTAGTGCTGGTTTAAATGCTGATGCTCTACAAAGCTCAACTGCTCAAGCAGTTTCAGCCACAATGTCAGGAGCACAAGGTAGAATAGAACTAATATGCCGTCATTTTGCAGAAAACGGTATGAAAGCACTCTTCAAACTGGTGTATCGCTTAGTTATTAAGCACCAAGAACAACAAGAAATGGTTAGATTAAACAACGTTTTTGTGCCTATCGACCCACGTTTCTGGGATGCTGATAAAGATGTGTCTATTAATATAGCTCTTTCACCATCAAGCGATGCAGAAAAAATCAATTTCTTACTGCAACTGTCGCAAAAACAAGAACAAATCTTGCAAACACTAGGCCCAAGTAATCCATTGGTATCATTACAACAATATGCCAATACTTTAGGTAAAGTTATTGAGATGTCAGGCTTCAAAGATGTTGATGCCTTTATCAATCCTCAAGTACCACCTATGCCACCACAGCCTGAACAGCAAAAACCTGATCCTGCGGAACTATTAGCTCAAGCAGAACTTCAGAAAGCACAAGTCCAAGCTCAAAAAGCAATGATAGATGCTGAAACTGATCGTATGAAAATCTTAATGGAAGATGATAGACAACGTGACGAAGCTGAAGCAGATATGATGATTAAAGCTGCTGAACTCCAAGCTAAATATGGTGCACAAATCAATCAGGCTGAAATAAAAGCTCTGATGGAACGTGATAGAGAAGTAATTAGACAAGTTGCTAAAACTCAAGCTCAAGGATTATTTAACAATGGCGGACAACAAGGCAATCAATAAAAGTTACTTTATTGAAATACAAGACGGTGATGACATTTACACAGGTGACAACATCACAGCTCGTAACAAAGAAGAAGCAGAACTGAAAGCAATGATTTTGTTTGGTTTCTTTTTATCTGACGATGCTGAAATAATAAAGTTCGAGGAGAACAGCATACACTAATGAAAGATCCAAGATTAAAAAGAGCAGGTGTTTCTGACTTTAACAAACCTAAACGTACACCCAACCATAGCACTAAGTCTCATGTCGTTGTCGCTAAAGAAGGCGATAAAATTAAAACCATTCGTTTTGGTCAACAAGGCAAAACAGGTGATAAAACTATGACGAAGAGAGCCAAATCTTTTAAAGCTCGTCATGCTAAGAACATTGCTAAAGGTAAAATGTCAGCAGCTTATTGGGCTAACAAAGTTAAATGGTAAACAAAAGAAAACCAAGATTGATGTCAGCAACACTACTGTTGTTGTGTTTTGGTCTTTATGTCAACGCTCAAGAAGAAACAGGAGATACCAGTGGCAACAACCAATCAGCCGACAACTTCGGCACAAACAATAACAACTCCACAGTCAGCTCTTACAATGAAACAACAGCGACTACTAATAATTATAGTGGAGCTGGTTCTTCTCCTGGTTCTATGCCAGTGGGTTCAGCTATCGCTCCAAGCTTAATGTCCAACGGTATGGATTCATGTTTGATGTCAGCCAATGGTGGTATTCAATCTTTTGGTTTAGGTTTATCGACTGGGGCGTATCGCCAAGACGAAAACTGTAACAGACGAAGAGATGCCAAAGTTTTATCTGACCTTAATATGAAAGTGGCTAGTATCGCTCTCATGTGTCAAGACCCTAATGTTTGGGAAGCTATGTTTACTAGTGGCACACCTTGTCCAATCTTAGTCAATTCACGTTTGGTAGCTGGGCGTGCAGCTTATCTAGCCATCAAACAAAACCCAGAAATGTATATTCCTAACTATGGTAAAGTCAGCATTAAGAGAGAACCTTATCAAGTTTGTCGAAGAAATAAATACACCAAGACAATAATTGATTGCGATGAAATACAATACAAAACTGAGAAAAATTATAACGATAAACAGCGTTTCTATAATACAATACTAAGTATCAATGGACAGACAAATGAAAAAACTACTACTACCTCTCTTAGCATTTCTGAACGTTTCAGAAGTTCACTCAAATCAAGCGGTTGATGATCTGTTAAAACAATCAACAACACTTAGAACAAACATAGACATGGCTATCCAAGGCATTGGTGGTTTTATGTATTATGCTCCGTCAGGTGGTATCGCACCCGATGGTGTCTTGCAAGCTGGTTACATTACCTTTGATAATATGGCTGCTTACAATGAAGCTTTGGCTAATGTTGAAAACGCTACTTTTTATTCAGCCGAAGATTTCTTACAAGACAATCAACAAGCAGCTCAAGAGAATATGGAACAAGCAGTTAATGATTTTGTCGAAGCTACCCTAGCCATTGTGACTGTTATAGAAGTTCAAGAACAAGCTGACAATGCTGCTCAAACTGGTGACATAGCTGACCAAGAAGCCTTACAAGACTTTATTCAAGACAATGATGTTTACTTAACAGAACAAGAAGTTGCTGATTACAACCAAGCCATTACTGACATTGAAGAGTATGGTAATCAATACGCTTCATTTACTGCTGTATTATCTAATGAAGATTATATGGGTGAGTTTCAAGCAACTGCTGATCAATACAGAAATAGTTTCTTAGATGCTAATTTAAGTTTTGATGCTCAAGTAGGGATGCTGACAGTTGCATGGGAAAGCGTACAAGTCGTAGTTGATATGTCGCAATATTATCAATCTGCTGAAGAATATTATGCAGCAGGACAGGAAGAAGAATTTTATCTGACATCGCCAATAGTATGTGGTTATGATTTCAGTCAATGTTATGAATGATCTTGAACTTAAAATTGGAAAATTCACATTTAAAGGCATTTATATTGCGATCTTTTTACCTATTATTTCGGGCCTTGCTGGTGGCGTGTGGTATGTCAGCGATTTTTATAATCGTATTAATGTTATCGATGCTCTAGCTAACAGCAATAGTTCTTATGGTTCAAGCATTAGCGATTTAGAAGCTCGTTTATCTTCAGTTGAACAATCTATTGCCGATAATGATATTAGTTCGTTACAGGGCAAATTAGCCGAGCTTGGCACTAACTTATCTCTTATCATGGAAGCACAAAAAGAACTGATGGATCTTAAAGATCAGTTCAAAGACATTGATGTGGTGGCCAAAGAAAATAAATTGCTTGTTGATTCCTATGAAAGTAGAATCAAAGAGCTAGAAAATAAAATTAAAATTCATCAACGAGAAGTTGATGACATTTGGAAAGGAATGGATGCCCTAGCAAATCCATTAGGTTAATTATGAGTAAAAGTCCAAAACCAAAAAACCCAGCGTTATACGCTTCCGTTAAAGCAGCAGCTAAACGTAAATTCAAAGTATATCCAAGTGCTTATGCAAATGCTTGGTTAGTTAGAGAGTACAAAAAGCGTGGCGGTAAATACTAATGTCTTTAAAAAAATGGTTTGAAGAAGAATGGGTTGATATTGGCCGTAAGAAAAAGAATGGCAAATACCAACCTTGTGGTCGTAAGAAAGCATCAACCAGTAGAAAGGGTTATCCTAAATGCGTACCTAAATCAAAAGCCATGTCTATGACAGCAAAACAAAAACAAAGTGCAGTCAAAAGAAAACGAGCAAAAGCCCAGGGCGTTGGTGGCAAACCTACCAATGTTAAGACTATAATAAAGAAAAGGAGTAAGTAATGTACGGTTACGGAAAAAAGAAAAAGAAAAAGAAAGGAAAATAAAATGCCATATAGCAAATATTCACCCAAACAAAAAAAACTAGCTGCGGTAGCTAAACCTCGTAAAAAAATTACAGGTGCAGATTTTAAAAAATTAAAGAAGAAGAAAAAGAAATGAAAATAAGAGCACCAAAAGGTTATCACTTTATGAAACAAGGAAAAAATATTTCCTTAATGAAACATGGTAAAAAATATACTCCGCACAAGGGAGCAAGTTTAAGCATGGATTTTAAAGTTATTAAACAACACAAAAAATAAGGAGTAATTATGTTTGATTTACTATTTAACATATTCTGTCTTGTCTTTATAATAATTGGTCTCTCATCAGTTATTGTTTATGCACTACCAGTGCCTAAAGATAAGAAGCTAAAACAGGTTTACGATTATGTAAAACTTATAGCATTACAAAAGAAAAAATAATTCGATGAGTAATTTACTAAGCAATTTAATAGGGCCAGTAACAGGTGTACTGGATAAATTCGTTGCTGATAAAGATTTGAAAGCAAAATTAGAGCATGAACTTAAAACCGAATTACACAAAGCAAACATGGCCCAAATCGAGGTCAACAAACTTGAAGCCCAAAGCAGGCATTGGTTTGTCGCAGCTTGGCGACCATGTGTTGGTTGGATCTGTGCTTTTGCACTTGCTTATCATTTCATTCTCCAGCCCTTTGCGATCTTTGCGATATCTCTCGCAGGGTTGTCATACGATCTTCCAGAGTTTGATATGAACTCTTTAATGACTATCTTAATGGGAATGTTGGGCCTTGGTGGTTTAAGAACTTTTGAAAAAAACAAAGGACTAACCAAATGAGTTCGTGGAAAAATTTCTCTTTAGAAGAGTTTGCGTGTAAGCATACAGGTGAAAATAACATTTCACATGAATTAATAGATAAGCTACAATTATTGAGAGATAAAGTTGGATTCCCATTGATAATCAATTCTGGTTATCGTTCTAAGGAGCACCCGATAGAAGCTGCCAAAGAAAAACCAGGTATTCATGCAGAAGGTTTAGCAGTTGATGTTAAAGTTGCTGCTGCTGATGCTTATGAAGTTATCACCCATGCATGCGAATGTGGTTTTACTGGCATAGGTGTGAATCAAAAAGGAGGTTATGCTTCACGCTTTATACATCTGGATATAGCTAATCATAGTTATGACAGACCAAGACCTCACATTTGGAGTTATTAATGGATGATTTAAGCCCTGTTATTTTTTGGAATATTATTTTGACCTTGGTGTATGCACCATTAATTTACAGCATAAGACAAAATGCTAATGAACTAAAAAGAGTTGATATACTGTTAAATAAAACAAGAGAAGAAATGGCTAAACACTATGTAACAAAAGATGATTTGGAAGAAGATTTAAAAAGAATATTTGACTATCTGGATAAGTTAGATGGTAAAATAGATAAACTAATACAAAATTAATATGTTAAATTTATTTTCTGGACACAATTACGCAAAGAGCATTGCTGATGGTAGTAACTTATCAAGCATGATAGCTCCAGGCATTAGTTACTCATTAGATAAACCATTAGGGTATTCTATGTTTGGTGATGTCATGCCACAACAACCACCAGCCACATCACAAATGACTGATTTTGACTACGATCAAATAATGAAACTATTACCTAGATTTTTTGGTAATATGGGACAAGGCAGACAATCAGATTTTTTCACAATGCCGAGTGTCTTTAGCGATATTTATTAATGTCTAAAAAACAAGAAGAACTTTTACAAGGTCAAGAAGCTGAAACAATTCTAAACAGCGATGTATTTAAAAATGCTATCGTAAATCTTAAAAATGAATATTTTAAAATTTGGGAAAACAGCGATCAATTAGATACTGACTTGAGAGAAAAAATATTTTTATCTATTAAAAATTTATCCAATGTTGAAAACCATTTACGCATAATGGTAGAGAAGGGTAAGATCACGAAAAGTCAATTAGAAAAAATAAAGTAATTTTATTTTTATTTCTTTTTAAATTCTTTAAAATAATCATAACAATTAACTTTATAGGATATAACTATGAGTGAACCCAGCAACGTAGAATCGACTGGATTTAAAACCGAATTACAAAAAACGGCTGCTCAATTTGAAAACCTAATGACTCCTGCTGAAGAAGTAGAAGAGCAACAAGAAGAGCAAGTTGAAGAAGTCGAAGAAGAAGCTGAAGAAGAGATCGTTGAAGATGAAGTAGCACACGACATTGACGATGATGTTGAAGAATCAGAAGAAGAAGTAGAATTAGACGAACAAGAATCGTTTGAGGAAGAAGAGCAACCAAATGTTTATACCGTTAAAATAGACGGACAAGAACAAGAGGTCACGTTACAAGAACTCCAACAAGGTTATTCACGTCAACAAGACTACACTCGTAAGACTCAAGAATTGTCGCAACAAAGAAAAGACTTTGAAGCACAACAAGCAGAGTTAGCGAAAAAGGATGCGATTTACAAAGAATTGCTACCTAGGATGGAAAAGTCACTAGAAGGTGAACTTGCTAATGAACCAGACTGGAAAGCTCTCTATGAATCTGATCCCATTGCTTATGTAAGGGAAAAAGATGTATGGAACGAGAAGAAAGAAAAGTTCAAAGCTGTTCAAGCTGAACAACAAAGACTTCAGCAAGAAGAGATGGCTAGCCAACAGGCTAAAATTAAACAAGCCGTAGAGTTTGGTAATCAGAAACTTCTTGAAGCTGTTCCTGAATGGAAAGATGAAGCTGTTGCTCTAAAGGACAAACAAAGTATTGCAAAGTATGCAATGGATGTTCTTGGTTATACTCAAGATGAAATTAACCAAGTCTATGATTACAGAGCTTTACTAGGTTTGCGAGGAGCATGGTTACATCACCAAACAGGCAAAGCTATTAAAAAGAAACCTGTTGAGAAAGCTCCAGCAAGAGTTGGTAAACCTGGCAGTGCTAACAAACCTAAGACAGCAACTCCTTTGAAAAAAGCAAAACAAAGATTGGCTAAAACAGGCAAATTGCGTGATGCAGCTAAAGTCTTTGAAAATTTAATAGATTAACTTTTTAACTTTTAGGAGTACATAAAATGGCAAAAGTAACAAACGCTTTTGATACATATTCAGCATCGGCTGACAGAGAGTCACTTTCAAACGTGATATATAACATCTCACCACAGCAGACACCGTTTATGTCATCAATCGGCAAAAATAACGTAAGTAATGTAGTATTCGATTGGCAAACAGAATCACTTCCAACAGCAAGTGGTGCAGGTCAACTCGAAGGTTTTGAGCTTTCAAGAAGTGCAGCAACAGCAACAACAAGAGTCTCAAACGTATGTCAAATCTCATCAAGAGATGCAACAGTATCAGGTTCACAAGAATCTTCAGATCCAGCAGGTAAGAAATCTGAAATGGCTCACCAGCTTTCTATAATGTCAAAAGCTTTAAAGAGAGATATGGAAGTAGCTCTTTGTCAGAAAGGTGCTAAAACAACTGGTAATGCTTCAACAGCAAGAGTTACAGGTGGTTTTGAGTCATGGATGACATCTAATGTTTCCAGAGGAACAGGTGGTGCTGGTTCAGGTGGCGGTGCAGCTCCTACTGATGCAAGTAACGCTAATAAGAGAGATTTAACAGAAACTCTATTGAAGAATGTTCTTCAGTCATGTTTCTCAAATGGTGGTGAACCATCATTAGCAATCTGTGGCCCAGTTAACAAACAAGTTATTTCTGGTTTTACAGGTAGATCACAAGCAAGACAGTTTGTTGATGCAAACATGGTAGAAGCATCTGTTTCAATCTACTCATCTGACTTTGGTGAACTAAAAATTGTTCCATCAAACCTAAGTAGAGAAAGATCATTACTATTAGTAGATCCTGAATACGCAAAAGTTTCTTTCCTAAGAGACTTCCAAGTTCAAGATATTGCTAAAATTGGTGATGCTGAAACTAAAATGGTTCTGGCTGAGTACGGATTAGAAATGAGCAACGAAGCTGCTCACGGTATAGTCGCTGACTTAAACGGATAGTTTTAATTAGGGAGAGCTTCGGCTCTCCCACTTTCTTTATGTCCACTAAAAAAACCACAGTTGTAGATAACAAAAAAGATTTTAAATCTGCTGTTGTCACTCAAGAATTAGATAACACTAATCATTCAACTTATCACGTTCATACACAACAAAACGTACAACCAGTTTTAGAGCACGTTAAAATGCTCAGTGATAACAAACCTGGTAAAGAGTTGCGTCATGTCGCAGAAGTGCCAATAATAATTTATAATAAAGCTGTACGAGAAGGTTGGGTCAATGACCCCGCAGCTTGGAAAAAATGGTTAAACAATCCAGACAATAAGCTCTTTAGAACATGGAAAGGTAAAGTATGAACTACTCAGAACTCAAAACAAACATTGCAAATTATTTAAACAGATCAGACCTCACAGGTCAGTTAGATATGTTTATTGACAATGTTGAAGGTGAGTTAAACAGAAGAGTAAGAACAAAAGAAATGATTAAAAGAGCTACTGCCACAGCAGATGCTCAATACTTATCATTACCAACTGATTGGTTAGAAGGTATTAATGTTGAAATAGCATCAAATAATTTTAGTCCTTTATTTCAACAGTCAGTAGAAAGTTTAGATGTTTATAGAAAATCAATAAACAATGCGACAGGGCAACCAGTGTATTATGCGTTTGTTGATTCAACAATCGAACTTGCCCCTACACCTGACAGCAGTTATACGCTACAATTAACCTACTACTCTAAAGTTGATGCTTTGAGTGATAGCAATACAAGTAATTTTGTTTTGGCTAACCATCCAGACGTTTATCTGTATGGAGCACTAAAACACGCATCTATCTATTTAATGGAAGATGACAGAGTAGCAATGTTTTCTGCTCTATTTGAAAAGGCCCTAGAGGAAATCAAAATGGAACAAGAGAAAGCTGAGTTTGGCAAAGGCTCTTTAATGCAAAGAAGAAGAACCTACGGCAAAGCAAAAAGAAATGTTTATCACATGAAGTAAGGAATAAATTATGGCAGGATTTTCAAATTATTTAGAAGACAAAGTTTTAAAACACGTTTTTGGTGGCAGTGCTTATACTGCTCCATCAACATTATATGTAGCACTTTATACAGTTGCTCCTACCGATACAGGCGGTGGTACTGAAGTATCAGGTGGAGGTTATGCACGACAAACTGCTGCTTTTACAGTGTCAGGGACAGATCCAACACAAGCAAGTAATACCGCAGCAATAGAATATCCAACTGCAACAGCCAACTATGGTTCAGTTGTCGCTGTTGGTGTTTTTGATGCTTCATCTGGCGGCAACTTAATGGCTTATGCAAATTTAACTTCATCTAAAGTTGTTAGCACAGGAGATGTTTTCAGATTCAATGCTGGTGATTTAGATATAACCTTGGCATAACACATGGCCAGTATCGGCTACAGTAGAGGCTTTTACGGCAGGTCTAAATGGAATGACCTGTCTATTCAAGCATCTGCCACTATTGCAGCCACATCTTCGGCAACTGGCACACTCACACAAGTTCATAATGAAACAGCAGTCATTGCTGCTACTTCTGGGTTTAGTGCAGAAGGTACACAGATTGATAGAGCGACAGCAACGATACAAGCTGTTTCAGGTTTCAATGCTCAAGGCACACAAATAGATCGTGCTCAAGCAACCATAGCCGCAAACTCAAACTTTATTGGTGTTGGCTTTATCACAGCCAAAGGCGAAGCGGTTGTTGCACAAAACTCAGGCTTTGTTGCAAGTGGTGGTATAATATTCTCAGCAGCTTCAACCATTGCTGAAACAAGTTCACTTATAGCAATAGGTGGGCTAAAATGGGAAGATATTGTAGTTCCATCGGATACTTGGACAAACCAAACAGTTGCTACAGCAACATGGACTAATCAAACAAATCCATCAACTACTTGGACAGAATTAGATAAACAAAAGGCAGCATAGATGGCAGATACATTTACAACAAACTTAAACCTAACTAAACCCGAACCAGGAGCATCCGAAGATACTTGGGGTGATAAACTCAATACCAACTTAGACACCATTGATGCTATCTTTGGTAATGGTGGTACATCTGTTTCACTTGGTAATGTCTCTGTCGATAGATTGGATCTAGGCGACAACGAAAGAATCAGACTAGGTGCTAGTCAAGATTTACAAATCTACCACGATGGCTCTAATAGTTTTATACAAGATAGTGGTACAGGTAACTTAAGAATTGCAGGTCAATCTGTAGATATTCTTAATCCTGATGCAAACGAATTCAAAGCAAGATTTCTTGATAATGGTGCAGTCAATTTATATTACGACAACTCACTCAAACTAGCCACCACCTCATCAGGGATAGATGTTACTGGTGTAGCTACAGTTGATGGCTTAACTTCAAGTGGTGATGTAGAACTCACAAGTGGTAATGACATATATCTTAATAACGCAGGCTACGATGGTTCAGGAACGCATGCAGCCTTAAGATGGTTCTCAACAGGTTCAGCTCAAAGAAAAGCAGCAGACATTATAACTGCTGAAGCTGGTAGTTTTGCTAGGTCAGATTTATTATTTAGAACTCAATCTGGCACTTCCAATGCTGACCCTACTGAGGTTATGCGAGTTACCCATGACAATCTCGTTGGCATAGGTACTACTTCGCCTTCATCTAGCCTTCATGTTGCTCAAGGCTCGGGTGCAAACACTGTTGCTAGATTTGAGAACACGTCTCAAGCTACATCTTTGGTACAATTTCAAGACACATCAACAACCACAAGACCAAGAATAGGT